GGAGGCTTTCGTTTTATCCTATACAAATCGCACGCATATTGTTACTGGATTGGAAAAAGCGGTCAGAGATCTTGCGGTGATCGCACTGAATCGGATGGGTACTGAAGGTGAAAAAGGCAGAAGCAAGGGCGGAGAAAGTTATACTTTTGATGATGCTCCAAAGCAGATCTACGATACCATGAACAGATATCGGCTTGCGAGGATTGGAGGGAAGACCTATGAAACTCCGGAGAAACAGGGTTGAAACCTTTTACCACAGGAAAAGGATCGTAGAAAAAGATTCAGAGGGCAGTACC